TTTCCTTTACCTGACGCAAACTTTTTAACAACACTTGGTACAACTGTATCATACAATATAGAGGGTGACAGTTGTAATCTATATTTAAGTATACCGCAGTTCTCAGCGATTTGAAATACTGCTTGACCTTTAGAGCCAAACGAGTAGCCTTCAATAAAAACTTTTGCTGTATCTGTTTTATGTTTGTGAATTGTATCCAGAGCCCAAGTGGAAATGTTTGTGAATCTTTCAATAGGAGTTTTGTAATCTTTAATTTCATAACCAAATATATTCTTACCAAATTTACCAATATGTTTCTTCTTACTTGTTAGAAAGTGAAAAGAACATTTGTTAAAATCAAAGTCATCACCTGCAATACAAATTGCGGGACTATTTAAACTGTAATCAATTCCAACTATCGTCTGTTGCTTCTTCTGGTATTTCATGCTCACCATCTTCCTCTGATTCTACTTCGTATCCACAGAACGGACAAGTCAAGGGTTGTAAATCTTGTTCTTCTTCGTCCCATACTATGGTATATTTAGTAGTACAGTTAGAGCACTTCTTTATAACTTTTTCCATTATAGTTTAAATTTTTTAAATTGATCTTTCTTAACGTCTTGTTTTATTCCACCAATAACATAACTTTCTATTTCAGTTTCTTGTGGAGCATTTTGTGTTCCTCTACTGTTTAACCAATGATCTGTCCATGGTAATGGATTAGACTTTTGATCGTACACAGGAGTTAACCCTATCGCTTTCATTCTTCTGTTAGCGGTATACTCTACAAATTGATGTAATAATTTTTCCGATAAACCTATCATAGAACCTTTTGAAAATAGATAAGTTGCCCATCTTTTTTCTTCTCCTACTGCTTCATCATACATTGCATAGACTTCTTTTTCAGTATCTTTAATCACTTTGTCCATAGTCTTATCTCGTTCTATATCTCTAAAGTTGTTTATAATTCTTTGAGATACTGCTAGGTGTTGACTTTCATCTCTTGCGATAAATGAAATAATCTTTGCTGATCCTTCTAATAATTTAAGTTCACCAAAAGCAAAACTACAAGCAAACGATACATAAAATCTTAAACCTTCTAGTATGTTTACTGTAATCAAAGCTTTCCATAATTTTTTCTTTAACTCGTATTCTTCAACTTTTGTCTTGTCAAGTTGATATTTGTAACCTGTCAATATTAAATCATCATAACATTGTGTTACAGAATTTGCTCTCTTTTCAATCTTCTCATCTTTAATAATAGTATCAAATACTTCACTAGGATCAGAATATAAATTCTTTATGATGTATGTATAACTTCTACTATGGATTGTTTCCATAAAGTCCCAAGTTACAATACAGCCTTCTAGTTCTGGTAATGATACAAATGGTAAGAATGCTAAACAAGGACCACGACCTTGTACACTATCTAACATAGTTTGATATTTTAAGTTAGAAGTAAATATATCTTTTTGCTCTGGTCTTAACTCTTGGTAATCGTTTCTATCTTTTTGTAAAGAAACTTCTTCTGGTCTCCAAAAGTAACCTAATTGTTGTTGAGTTAATTTATCAAATATAGGATATTTCATAGTGTCATATCTTTGTACAGCCAAGTCCTCTCCAAAGAACATTGGTTGTTTTAAAAAGTTGACACTTTTTCCTTTATTAAAAACTGATTTTGCCATAGCGTTTTATTTATTACTTTCTTAAATTGTACAAGAATCACAGTTCTCTGGATCCTCATCTTCGTTAGTTTGTCCTTCTGGTACATTATCTACGAAACCAATTGGGTGAGCTGGTTCGTCAATATCTTTTTTAGCGTCATATGTATTTTGGTAGTAAGAAGTCTTCCAACCTAATTTATATGTCGTTAATAAATCTTGTGCCATTTGTGATAATGGTACTTGGTTTTCTTCAAAGTGATCTGGATTGTACGACCAGTTACCACTTATTGCTTGGTCAAAATACTTCTGCATTACAGCTACTACATTGATATAACCTTCGTTTGATTTCATATCCCATAGTAAAGTATAATTTGATTTTAATTTTTTGTAGTCAGGTACCACTTGTTTCAATGGACCTTTCTTACTTTTCTTAACACTTAAATAATCTCTAGGTGGCTCAATGCCGTTAGTAGCATTTGAGACCACACTAGATGATTCTGATGGCATTTGAGCAGAGAGTGTGCTATGTCTGAGTCCGTGCTCTTTTATTTCTTTCCTTAACCACTCCCAATCATAAGTTAGATTTCTGGTTACAACCTCGTCTACCTCTTTCTTGTAAGTGTCTATTGGTAAGATACCATCAGAATACTTTGTTCTATTAAAAAATTCACAAGGACCTTTTTCTTTTGCTAGATCATTACTTGCCTTTAATAGATAATATTGAAATGCTTCTGTCAGTTTATCAACTTGACGCCAGCCTAATTTTTGTTCATATGAATAACCTTTTTTAGCTAGATAGTGGGCAAGACCAATATAACCTATACCTAAACTTCTTCTAGCCTTTGTAGATATTTCTGCTGCCATTACAGGATACTTTTGATGATCTATTATTTCGTCTAAACTTCTTACAGCTAGATCGCATAGTTCTTCTAGTTCGTCTCTCTTGTCAATCTTTCCAACGTTGATGGCAGATAGAATACAAAGGGCTATTTCACCTTCGCCATCTATGTGTTGGATTGGATCAGTAGGGAGTGTGATCTCTTGGCATAAGTTTGACATTCTAATCAAATCTTTAAATGATGAGTGAGAATTACAGTGATCTATATTCATTATATAAATTCTACCTGTTTCTGCTCTTTCTTTTAGTATGTCAAAAAATAATTCTTGTGCGCTTATCTTTTTCTTCTTAATACTAATTTTTCTTTCTGCTTTTAAATATAGTTCATCAAATGCTTCTGTACCCCAAGCTTCATATAACTCTGGTACTTCGTGTGGTGAGAATAAAGTTATATCTTCTTCATTGATAAATCTTTCATAGAATAGTTTTGATATTTGTATAGAGTAATCTAATTTTCTAACTCTGTTATCTTCACTACCTTTATTATTTTTTAGTACAATTATATCTTCTATCTCTTGGTGCCAAATAGGGAAGTGAACAGTAGCCGAACCGCCCCTAACTCCATTTTGAGTGCAGCACTTAACTGTTGCCTCAAATTTTTTAAGGAAGGGAATAACGCCTGTGTGCTGTACTTCACCCCCTCGTATCCTCGCATTGATGCCTCGTATTCTACCAGCGTTAATACCAATCCCAGCACGCTGCGCAACATAACGTCCAATAGCCATATCACTAGAAAAAATGCTAGGTAAAGTGTCATCAGTATCAACCAGAACGCAACTTGCATACTGTTTGAGAGGTGTTCTAACACCTGCCATAACTGGTGTGGGAATATTGATTTTAAATTGCGAAATCGCATCGTAATATTTTTTAACATAAGTCATTCTCTTTTCTTTTGGATAATCAGCGAACATAGTAGCACTAATCATCATGTACATAAATTGTGGTGTTTCAAATACTTCGCCATTACTTCTATCTTGTACTAGATATTTGTCAATGACTTGTCTTAAACCAGCATAAGTAAAAGTATAATCTCTTTCATGGTTAATCCAGTTTTCCATTCTATCAAAATCTTTTCTTTGATACTTTTCTAATATACTATGATCGTAAACATTCTTTTCTACAGCTCTATTAACATGGTCAAACAAATGTGGGTGGTCCCAAAGTCTACCCATAACTTGTTTTCTTAAACTGTAAAGTAATAATCTTGCCGCAACATATTGATAGTTTGGATTATCTAATGAAATTAAATCTGCTGCTGACTTAATAAGGATTTGTTGAATATCATTTGTAGTAATACCATCAGTAAATTGTAAACCACTTGTCATCTCAACCTGAGATGATGAAACACCACTTACATCTTCGCAAGCATACTCAACCATTTCATGTATCTTCTCAATGTTTAATGGTTCTTTGCCACGACTACCACGTTTTACTACATTTATTTGTTCCACTTGTATCCCCCTATACCTTTTTGTATTCGTTTAATTTAGTTAATGCTGAAAGTTTTGAATAAGTGTTTTTATTTAGAATATCAGAAACTTCAGTCTTTGTCAACCCTGCCATAATCATATCGTTAATGTCTTTATGTCGCAGATCATCTGGCCACACTACCAAGTTGTAATCTTTTTCTACCACATCATACATACGTTTTATTATTTCTTTGTTTCTAGGTTCGTTGTCAAATATATATGTCACTTCTTCATTATTAATTTTGTTTTTTAGAATTAAATCTGCTCCAGCAGCAGCAAGACAATTATCAACAAAAAGGCTATCAAGTGGGCCTTCTGTGATGAAGATAGGTCTTTGAAAATTAACTCTTTCAAGGCCGTAAACTTTTTGTTTGTTTTCATCTAGTTTTACCGTAAGATACTTTGGTTGTTCATTTCCAAAAGCACGACCTTGAAAAGCAAAGAGCTTTCCTGTCGTATCATAAAAAGGTATTACTAACCTAGGGTGATCTTTTTCCCCATAGGTTTTTGGTTTCACTTTGTTTACTAAAGCGCCAAACTTATCACAGAAAAATAACTTGTCAAAAAATTCACTAGGTAATTTTCTCTTTAAACAATATTGTTTAGCTGGGTGTTTATCATCTAATTGTTTTATACTTTTCAAGTCGTCAAGTATAGTTCTATCTTCAAACGCTGGTTTGAAATCAAACTGAGGCTTCGGTGTCGCTGGTGCCCCTTTCTTATATCTTTCTAAAAGATATTCAGAATACATATTTGGGTCTACAAACTTAATAAAGTTAGATAGGTTTTGACCCATACCACAATTGTGGCACTTGAAGAACATATCGTTTTTTACACGGTACAAATACGCTCTTGTTTTTAATTTTGATTT